AGCACCCGCACGCTCTCATCCGGGTTACTCATCGCAGTGGTTTCCGTCACTTCAAGGATCAGCATTTCCGGCGGCACCTGGTGACGTGTCAGACAATCAAGCACCGTACTCACCAGCGAAGGTTGTTCAAACTGAAGTGTCGACAGGTTCACCGCCATTGACCAGTTTTGATGCCCTTTAAGGTGCCATTCCCGCAACTGGCGGCAGGCTTCGTTGATAACCCAGTTGCCAATGGGAATGATCTGTCCCGTTTTTTCCGCCAGCGGCAGGAACAGGTCTGGCGTCAGCAATCCCAGCTTCGGGTGTTGCCAGCGCAGGAGTGCCTCAAACCCGAGTACGGGGCCTGCCGGCGCGTGGAATTTGGGCTGATAATGCAGCTGTAGCTCATTACGATCGATGGCCAGCCACAGATCGTTCATCAGCTGCAAATGGGTTTGCGCCAGCGTGTTCATGGAGGGCTGGAAAAAGTGATAACCGTTACGGCCCATATGCTTGGTGTGGTACATCGCCGCATCGGCGTTAAACATCAGCTCGCGATCGGTTTTGCCATCGTGAGGATAAAGCGCAATGCCAATACTGAGGGTCACCACCAGTTCATACGGATCCACATTGAATGGACTATCGATAGTGCGCACCAGGGCATTGGCAAGGGAGGCTGCATCGTCCGGCCCCCCAACTTCTGCCAGCAGAACAAATTCATCACCGCCAATACGTGCAAGGGTGAACTGGCCTTTCAGGGGGAGCAGCAGGCGTTGCGTAACGGCAACCAGCAGTTTATCGCCGACATCATGCCCGTAGGCGTCATTGACGGTTTTAAAGCCGTCGAGATCCATAAACATCAATGCGAAATGCGTGCCTTCACGATCTGCTTTGTTGATGGCCTGATCGAGCCGATCTTCCAGCAGGATACGATTGGGCAGGCGCGTCAGCGTATCCTGTAGCGCCAGCTGGGCCAGCTCCCGGTTTGCTTCCGCCAGAGACGAGGCGAGGAGAGAGGTGCGTGCCTGCAGGCGCGCATCCAGCATCGACACCAGCAGGGTGATACCAAGGATGGCGAGTGCGACAACGCTCACCAGCACGGCCAGCCAGCTGCCGTTAATCCCCTCATGGTGAGCCATGGTCGACACTGGAAACTGTGCGGCTTTCATCCCCGCATAATGCATTCCGGCAATCGCAATCCCCATCGTGATTGCGGCACCCATGCGCATCAGCGCGACCTGAGCGGCCTCATGACGCAGGCGGAACGTCAGCCACAGTGCGGCGAGCGACGCAGCAAGCGCAATAGCGACTGATATCGCCACCCATGTTTTATCCCAGATAAGACCGGGCGTAACCTCCAGGGCCGCCATGCCGGTGTAATGCATGGCCACAATACCGGTTCCCATGACTAGTGCACCGGGCAGCAGACGGCGCAAACGCAGCTGCTCGCAGCTGACAAGCCACAGCGCAAACAAGGATGAACCCACGGCGATAACCATCGATAACCCCGTCAGGGTGGCGTTGTAGCTCATGCTCATGGAGAGATCCATCGCCAGCATGCCGATAAAATGCATCGCCCATACGCCAATACCCATTGCAACACCGCCACCGGCCAGCCAGATGCGCGCTGCCACGCCCTGACTTCCCGCCACACGCGCGGCCATATTCAGCGCGGTATAGGCAGCAAGGATAGCGACAACAAAGGAGAGGACGACAAGGATATGGTTGTATTGGCTAACCAGCATGATCGGTTCAACTCGAGTGTGAGGTTACGCAAGGGCGGTGGTGAAGGGCGAGACATTATCATCGTAAGGTAATGACTCAAAGGGATTTAAATCCCCGTTTTTATTAAGTGATTTCGGGGTTTTTGACGACGTTGGCGGCTCAGTCCAACTCTGAACAATTGACGAGTTTAAGCGGGTTCACGGAATCCATATTGCGACACTTATCGGTTTCGGTGCTCATCAGTTCAATCCACTGCATCAGCAGCGCATCAAAGAGAAAAACTGAGACAGCAAAGACAACCAGCCACCAGTATTTACGAATCATTATGACATTCCGGAAGAAGAGAGCCAGTAAGGTGGTGGAAATATACACGAAAAGCGGCGGTTGAAAAGTGGGGAAAGCGAAGGTTTACAAAGCGTTGACGGTGGCAAATGTGGAGCAATAAAAAAGGCGCATCCCCATGCCAGGTAGCGCCTTTTTAAACAAGCATTTCGCTAACCGAAATTAGTTCATGCCGTACTGTCATATTAGCTGTTTTCATGCTTTTAGATGATTATAATATTCATATAATAATCAATGTGTTGTATAAATTAATGCCTGTATATTGTTCCAGTGTTTTTCTTTGTTTATGCTATTATGCAAGCAATTCTGTATAAACATTTGTATAAACACTTTGGGCTGGGAGGTCTATGGCTGGCGAACTTAACAAACTGAGCGACAGGAAGTTAAAGGGATTACATGGCATCCCGGCCAGTAAGATTGAGTTCTATGCTGATGGTGCCGGGCTGAGCGCCAAGGTAACGAAAGCTGGTGGTATTAGCTGGGTGTTTACTTACCGACTCGACGGGCAGAAGCTGCACCGTCTGACTCTGGGACGATACCCGGATATGAGCCTCAAGGAGGCCCGTTCTTCGCGTGATAAATGCCGCCAGTGGCTGGCCTCAGGTAAAGATCCAAAGCACCAGTTGGCGCTGACCACTCAGGAAACGCTTAAACCGGTCACTGTTAAGGAAGCTATCGAATACTGGATACGCGAATATGCAGAAGAGAACCGCGCGAATGTTGAAAGGCACAAAGCGGAGCTGCGTAAACACATTTATCCTTATATTGGGAAAATGGCGCTCGCTGACTGCGAAACCCGTTATTGGCTTGACTGCTTTGACAGGATGAAAAAGAAAACGCCAGTTGCTGCGGGTTATGTGTTCCAGATGTGCAAGCAAGCCCTGAAATTCTGCCGGGTTCGTCGCTATGCTGTGAGTACCGCGCTGGAAGATTTAACAATTCCAGATGTCGGTAAAAAACAGGCAAAAAAAGACCGGGTATTAAACGATAAAGAGGCTGGCGATTTATGGGCTGCCATTACCTCTGGAACTTGCTTCATGCCTTACTACACCAGGCTACTGACAATCTTAATGGTGTTTGGGTGCCGAACGCAGGAGGCCAGACTGTCAGAATGGAGTGAATGGGATATGGATGCCTGGGTCTGGACAGTTCCCAAAGAGCACAGCAAGGGCGGCGAGAAGATTGTAAGACCTGTGCCGGATGCCATGCGCAAATTCATTGAAATACTGCATGATGAAACGAAATTATCCGGCCTTTTGCTTGGATCGGTTAAAGGCAGTGAAGCGGTAAGCCAGTGGGGCCGTAGTGTTTATAAAAAGCTGGGGCATTCTGAACCATGGACACTGCACGATCTACGACGAACACTTGCAACGCATATGAATAATATGGGTATCGCTCCACATGTTGTGGAGCAGCTACTGGGTCACTCAATGCCGGGAGTCATGGCGATTTATAACCGTAGCCTGTACTTGCCTGAGAAACTGGATGCGTTGAATAAATGGTATGACCGATTAGAACTTCTTGCGGGTAAACATCAAAATGTGGTGCTGTTACCTGTAGCTAATAGAGATTAAACTGATATTGCGGGTCTAGGTCGGCCAACCGAAGAGCGGGAAACCCTACCCGCCTGGCTCGCAAAGTATTTAGGGCGTTGAGGGTAGCGCAATGGCTAACGACATTAAAATTCCGTTTCAATATTGCAACATTGAGCGTGCGTCAAGATTGCTGGGTTGCGAGATTAGCGATCTGATTAATTTGGGTGTTACTAAAAAAATAGCTCTATGCCTCAATTTATTTGATGCTCGCGCAGTTTTATATATGAAAACTGATAGCAAGTCAGCAAGCGCTTGGTTCGATACCAGAAAGGCAAACTCCACCACATCCATGATGGGGAATAATATTACTGAATTTTCTAGGCTTCATCTTTTCAGATACGATTATAACGAGGAAGCAGATGAAACTATTCACGTGCCTTTATTTGGTCAAGACTCAGAAAATGGGTGCTTCAGTTCAATTGGTAAAGCTTATGGGTTGTGGCGTCTTTGGGGCGGTCTAGAGGAACTACAAAATTTTGGAGAGTACGCCATAAGTGGTTTTGAATTAACTCCTTGCCATCCCGAAAAAGATAATCCCGCCGTACAGCTTTTAATGGTTGGCGAAGATAGTGATTATGATGAAGAAGACGATCAGGTATTCAAAAATAAAATTGCTATAAATGATTTATGGATTACCGCACAGGATATAAGGCGACTTCTTGACTGTGGTGGGGATTATTTCACGCTCACAGATGATTTTGAGTCTTTAGAGCCTCATAAGATGAATGGCAATGAAATTGTGCATCATTCTGCTGAACGACATGCAAGAAACCGAGAGCAAATTTTAATGGTTGCCATGCGCTTTAAAGAAGAGCAGCAAAATGCTTTTAATGAGAGCTGCAGAAAAACAGATGGAACTATTAACTATTCTGCCTGGGCGCGTGAGTTGATCGCCAGACCTGACTGGTTCATCAATGGTGAACTGCCAATAAAAACAGAAACGAAAATAGCAGCAATATTAAACAATGCGCATAAGAGGCCGAGCGAAAGAACACAGTAAGCCTTACTCATATACTCCTATAGCATACTGATATATTTATAAGCATTATCAGTATGCTTCTATGCTTACAACTGTATTTCCATCCAGTGTTAACGGTTGCAAACTAGCCTCCACAAACTTAGAAACAGTGGAGGCAACATGCAAAACACCATTTTTACCCCGCCTAATCCTGAACAGCGCCGCACCCTTTTAGAGGAGTACGGCTTTAAGTTCGACCGTCGAATCCGTGAAGAAGAATGTAGCGAGATCACCAGCCTTTCCCGTTCCAGCCGTTGGAAAATGGAGCAGCAAGGACGATTTCCATCACGCTGCCACTTCGGACGCAATAGCTGTGCATGGCTTCTTTCTGATGTGCTCTGGTGGGTTCGCAATCCGCCTGCAGTAGAGAACGTCAATAACCCGTACAGCCGCAAATCTGCTTAATTAACTACAGGTAATCAGAGATGAAAAAGATTAATGCCCTCAACGGGCAGGGATTCGCTCAACCTGAAAACACCAGGGTTGATATTTCGGAAGGTAGCATCGTATCGACCGAAGTGGACAGAAATGCGTTGATGCTGCCGGAAGTGACTATTGTCGGCAAAGAGCCGGTTACTACCTCTCAGGCCATTGCCCGTTATTTCGGGCGTGACCATGACAAAGTGGTAAACCGTATTGAAAACCTCGATTGCTCTGCTGAATTTTTAACCCGCAACTTTCGGCGGGTAAAATTTGAACACAAGGGACGTTCATTGAATGCCTATGAAGTGACGAAGGATGGATTCACTTTTCTGGCTATGGGGTTCACTGGCAAAAAAGCGGCCGCATTTAAGGAAAATTACATCGCGCAGTTCAACTACATGGCGAACTGGATGGCTGAGCGGCTAGAAACCAAATCTGAAATGCGTTCTATGACCGACGCGATGAAGGGCTATATCGAGCGCACCAGCGACAGGCAGCACGGCTTTGCCTACAGCAATGAATGCTCGTTCCTAAATAGCCTTGTGCTGGGTATGCACCCGCGAGTGTGGGCGAAACAGAAAGAAATTCCGGTTAAGCAGGTGCGTGACCATATGAACGCCGATCAGTTGGCGCTGCTGGCTTATCTGGAAAGCCGTGATTGTGCTCTGCTGGATCTTGATACCCGTACAGCAACCCGTAAGGCGAAACTCACCGAACTGGCACAACGCTGGCTGGTTAAGCGTGTTGGAGGTGCTGAGTGATTTTGCATAACTCAATCAGGGGGGCGCAGAATTTGAGCCGACGAAATTCGCACGCGCAAATCAAGCTTGGTGATATGCCGAGTTTAAACAACCGCATACGTTTAACGTACGGACATCGCAACCCATTGAATCATCTTAATTATCGCGAAATGCGAGAATTGGCGAGCAACAAACACGAACAGTATTCGGGTTCGCCTGAACATCAACACTGCTTAGGTTCAGAGGTTCCGACGAATAACGTAGAGAGCTGCGAAGATAACCAACCCTCTTTAAGAGGGGAGCCTCTGCACAACTCTCTAAGAGTTGCGCAAAACAGACCCTTTTTAAGAGGGGCAGTTCACAGCATTACGGGGAGTAACCCTGTTCAGCTTTCAGATTCCGATCTGGCTTTCTTGCGCTGCCGGCGTTTGATCTCGCCTTTTACAGCCGTGACAATGAATTGCGCTTTTGTCTCTCCATCTTCGAGGTTGCTTTCTAAGTCCGCTACAACATCGTGTGGAAAGCGTGCATTAAGCTGCTGCGATTTGTTGTTGGTTGAACCCGTTGCCATTCCTGAATCTCCTTGTGCTAGGTGCGATTCAGTATACGCAAAAAAAATAATAGTAAAAGGCTTGAAGTGCGATTCACTTGCATGTAGTTTTAAAAAACAAAGGTGCGATTCACCTTGTAAGCGCGAAGCCCGGCAGTGCGTCAACACTAACCGGGCCTCTAACCAAACCGTTAGTTGAGGTAACAGTTATGGCTGAATTACAGCATACCCAAACTCGCCCCAAATATCAGTATCGTTTTCTCGCCCTGAGCGCCATCGGGCGCAACGTCATTCACATCACCGCTACCACTGAGCGCGAAGCCCGTGAGCAATCACCGGCTGGATGCGTGATGGTATTCGCTGGTCGTCTGCCAGTTCGGGAGGGGGCACCATGCGTGAGCCAATCAGCTTAGACCAGGCAGAATACAAATCAGCGCTGGCTGCTTCACTTTTCGAAACCATTTTGGAAAAAGCCTGTGCTGAGTGTTCGGAAACCCTGCTGAACCATATCTCACTGGCATGTGACCTTAATCAGGAAATTCACCGGGTATTAATCGCCGAGCTGGGTATGGGAGAAGCGAAATGAGACAAGTTCCTTTTGAAGTCCTGATGCACGCTGAAAATGCCCTTTCAGAGAGTGAGTGCGCAATGTATGTGCTGAGCATGTGGATTGACAGCATTCCCGACGGTGAAGAACACCGTGAGGAAGCGTGCCGTGTCGGAGCAATTATGTCTCTGCTGCACAAATCTATCGGCGAGCTGGTGAAGGCGCGGGAGGCTTACAGTGCGAAATCCTGAAATCAACGATAGCTGGAAGGATAAGCGCGGCGAACTGGTCACGGTGAAAGATAACGCATTTAACCGGGTAACGTTTGTGCGTGATGGTTACGATTTTCCGTGCATCTTTCCGCTGGAAAGGTTCGTTAAAGAGTTCACTTTCGTTAGCTGGGGGCTGAAAGATGAAAAACGCGCCTAATGTGAAAACCCTCCCGCGCGACAAAATGGAGGAGGCCATCATCTTTGCTGGAACGGGAGCATGGAAAGCCGCTCAGGATTACCAGAAAGGCAAGGGCGAGCATGGAGACGATGTTCCACCTGTGGTTCTGGATCACACCCAACTGGCGGAATTGCCACACCTGCGCATTGTTGATAAAGGCCGTCGGTTTGCTCGTGTCTGTCAGGCCGGACTTATCGAGCAAAACCAAATCAGCATGATTGCAAATAAGCTGTGTGAGGCTGGCGTTACCAATGCTGAGTTTATCAACGAAAAAGGTGAGAAAGAGGACTGGACGCCATTAATGAAGCGTTTGGAAGACGAGCCCCTAATGGTGACTACGAGGGGTAGTGCTACGCCAGCGCTTAACCAGATGGGAGCCAGCCAGCGCGGGGAGGTTCTGCTTGCTCATTACGATGGCAATCTGGCGATCCATGCTGATTCTGACACGGTTCATCATTACAACGGCGTGGTGTGGGTTCCGCTTTCGGATAAAGAGCTACAGCGGGAAATGGCGCAAATTTTTATTGATTCCGAAGTCGCCTATTCGCAGAACGCGATTAAATCCGCTGTCGATACAATGAAGCTGGGTCTGCCAGTGATGGGTAACACAGCCCGTAACCTGATTGGTTTCAGCAACGGGGTTTTTGATACCCGGTTAGGCCAATTTCGACCGCATGATAAAAAGGACTGGCTTATCGTTGCGAGCGAATTGCCATTCAGCGAACCAGCAGAAGGTGAAACTCTGGCAACCCATGCGCCTAACTTCTGGAAATGGCTCCGCCGCTCTGTGGCGGATAATGACCGAAAAGCAGACCGCGTACTGTCTGCGCTGTTTATGGTGCTGGCGAACCGGTACGACTGGCAGCTGTTTCTTGAGGTAACGGGGCCGGGCGGAAGTGGTAAAAGTGTTATGGCGGAGATCTGCACGATGCTGGCGGGCAAGGCCAATACCGTATCGGCGAGCATGGCGGCGCTGGAGAACCCAAGGGAAAGGGCACTGGTAGTGGGATATTCGCTGATTATCATGCCGGATATGACCCGGTACGCTGGCGACGGAGCAGGGATTAAAGCTATCACTGGCGGGGATAAGGTGGCCATTGACCCTAAACACAAAGCGCCATATTCAACCCGTATACCTGCGGTGGTGCTGGCCGTCAATAACAATGCCATGTCGTTCAGCGACAGAAGCGGGGGGATTTCCAGACGGCGGGTGATTTTCAACTTCTCCGAAGTGGTACCGGAAAACGAACGCGATCCTATGCTGGCCGAGAAGATTGAAGGTGAGCTGGCTGTAATCATTCGCCACCTGCTCACTCGCTTTTCCAGGCAGGACGAAGCCAAACAGCTTTTGCATGAGCAGCAAAAATCAGAAGAAGCGCTGGCCATCAAACGTGAAGGGGATTCACTGGTGGACTTTTGCGGCTACCTGATGGCTTCGGTGGTTTGTGATGGAATGCTGATTGGTAATGCCGAGATCGTGCCATTCAGCCCGCGCCGTTATCTGTATCACGCTTATCTGGCTTACATGCGGGCCAATGGTCTTAGCAAGCCTGTATCGTTAATGCGGTTCGGTACGGATATGCCAGGCGCAATGGCTGAATATGGCAAGGAGTACCAGAAGCGCAAAACTAAACATGGCATAAGGTCAAACGTCACGCTTCACGACGACTCAGAAGACTGGATGCCTATGTGGAATGATACTTCTCACAATACCGGAGAAAATCAAAAGTAATTGGAAAAGTGTTCACCACTATTCACTGTGGATAAAATCGTTTATATAACAGATAGTTAATGGGTGAACACTTTTTATTGAAGTGTTCACCAAGTATTCACCTGTTCACCTTTAAAGGGCTTTTCTTTTAAAAGGTGAAGGGTTAGGGTGAACACTAGTGAATACTTAAAATTATAGTCTTCACCCTGTAACCATATGAATTTGAATGGAAAAAATGCAAAGGTGAACAGGTGAACACTTAAACGCATATTTTTTATTTTTACGAGGCTGCATATGGAAATTTTAGGCAACCATAACGACAAGTTTCACGGCATCAAATTTCTGCATAGTGCAATTGAAGAAATGAATGAGAAAGCTGAAGTAACTCTGACCGACTATCTGGCTCTTAGGGCTTTTGTTCTGGCTGAGCGAAGAGAAACTCAGGACTACATTGATGCAATGGATGAAACGTATGCTGATTTGCCCGATGATCTGCGTTCTTACATTGAGCTTCTTAATGACGTTGCCGCACAGCTATCAAATCCATCACGCTCAAATGGGAATTTAAAATCAATTATTTACGATGCGAGAATATCAAGCGGAAACGCCATGTCTCACTGGTTCAGTGTTGATAGATAGTAAAATCTAAGAAGGGATAACTAATGCGTACTAATGATGATTTACAGATAATCCGAAAGCATCTGGATGGTGAATTTGAACAGCGCCTGTTAGACGCTGCGATCAATAACCTTTTGGATGAAAATAATCAGCTTCGGTTCAGCAATTATGCCTATGCACTTAGAGAGCTATTCTTACACGTTCTAAAACGCATGGCACCTGATGAAAATGTTCAACTATGCGAGTGGTTTCCTGGTTTGAATGAAAGAGAGCAGGTTGCAAGAAAAGACTCTTACAAATATATCATTCATGGTGGGTTAAGTGATGAATATGTCAGGGATGTACTTGATGTAAATATTGCCGGAGTAATTCCGGGATTGCGTGATGCGTTCTACTCATTAAATAAATTTACTCACATAAGCGAAAAGATTTTTCCAATTAATGATGACGATGGCCTAAAAATGGTGGGAGAGGTTGAAGGTTGCATCGGAGCTCTTTTCACCAAGCTTGATGAGTGTCATAAGGAGATAATTAATAAGCTTTATGAAGCTGTGAGTGAGGCCGCGATACATAGTTCGATAACTGAAACTGTAACATCAATTGATATTTTATCGACACACAGCTCGGTTGATGAAGTGTATGTTGATGATGTGAAAATAGTAGAAATAAATGACTCTGAAGTAATTTTCTCTGTTATTGGCTCTGTAGGTGTCGGGTTGCAATGGGGATCTAATTCCGATTTGCGAAATGACATAGGTGCTGTAGGTAGAGAAACATTCCCATTTACCTGCGAGGTGAGAAGTCCAGTGTATGCCCCTGAACGTTTAGAGTGTGATGAAGGGGCATTCCATGCAGATACTTCAAGTTGGTGGGAAGGATATTACGACTAACAAGTGTAAATTATTCGTCCTCGCGTTTATTAGTGCTTAGCCCGATAAAATTCGGGCTTTTATTTATTATTTTCATGTATATGTTGAGAAGTGGCACTCAGACGTGAGCCGCCACTGGCCGTTAAATCAAGCTGTAGCGAGTACAGCCTGTGGGATGCAGAAAAAGATTTAACGGCCTCCCCTCCAAGCGCTGGTTTCACGTCTCTACGTTAATTGATACGGAAACCACTCCATGAAGAAACTACTCGAATTACGCCAGCAGAAAGCCACACTCAAAACCCAGATGCGTTCCATGCTGGACAAAGCCGACACCGAAAAGCGCAGCCTGAACGAAGAAGAGGGCAAAAAGTTCGATGAACTCCGCGCCCAGGCTGATGCGCTCGAAGTTGAAATCACCCGTCTTGAAGCCGTCGCCAACGATCAGCGCAATCTGCCTGGTACTTCCGTTGAAGGTGAGCCAGTAAGCAACGACGAGCTGCGCCACTACATCATGACAGGTGATACCCGTTCTCTCTCCACACTGGTGCAGGCTGACGGCGGTTATACCGTTATCCCTGAGCTGGACAAAGAGATTATGCGCCAGTTGCAGGAAGATAGCGTGATGCGCTCCATCGCAACGGTGAAGACCACCAAAACCAACGAATACCAGAAGCTGGTATCTGTGGGCGGCACTACCGTTAATCGCGGCACCGAAGGTGAGGCACGTACCGAGACCAGCACGCCGAAGATGGAGCGCGTTGATATCAAACTCAACCCGATCTACGCCTACCCGAAAACCACTCAGGAAATTCTCGACTTCTCCGAAGTTGATATTCTGGGTTGGCTGTCTTCCGAAATCACCGACACCTTCACTGCTACCGAAGAAACCGACTTTGTGAACGGCGACGGTGATAAAAAATCCAAAGGCTTCCTGTCTTACCCTCGCGCGGCCACTGCCGACAAAACCCGTCCGTTCGGCACGCTGGAGAAAATGGAAGCTGCTGCCGTTTCCTCTGATGGCTTGATCGACCTGCTGTATAAGCTGAAAGCCAAATACCGTAAAAATGCCGTATGGGTGATGAACTCCAACACTGCCGCTACGCTGCAAAAGCTGAAAAACGGCAACGGGGATTACATCTGGCGCGATCGTCTGGTTGCCGGTTCTCCCGATACGCTGCTGGGCCGTCCTGTTCAGTATCTGGAAACCATGCCTGATGCGGAAGCGGGCAAAGCGTTCCTCGCGGTTGGCGACTTCAAGCGCGGCTATTTCATCGTGGATCACACCACTGGCGTGCGTACCCGCCCTGACAACATCACCGAACCGGGTTTCTACAAGGTGCATACCGATAAATACCTGGGCGGCGGCGTGGTGGACTCCAACGCCATCAAGGTGCTTGAGCTTTCCGGCTCCGGTTCCTGATTTGACGTTTAAGGGGCTTCGGCCCCTTTTTGCCTCTGTGGAGTCCAGTAATGAAAACAATCGATTTTGAAATCCGTACCTCCGAAGTGAGCGCCAGCAACAAAAAGCTGGTGGGCTATGCCGTGCGCTGGAACAGTCTCTCTGAAATTATCTGGGACGAGTTCCGCGAGCAGTTTGCGCCGGGAGCGTTTAAAGACAGCCTGGCATCCGGTAGCGATGTGCGTGCGCTGTACGAGCATAACTATACCCAGCTGCTGGGCCGCACTAAATCCGGCACGCTGGTGCTGTCCGAAGACGATACCGGGCTGCGCTTCGAGCTGACCCCGCCGAATACCCAGCTTGGTAACGATGTGCTGGAGCTGGTGGAGCGTGGGGATATCTCCGGCATGAGCTTTGGTTTCCGGGCGCTGAAAGAGGCGTGGGATATCGGCCAGTCTCCATACCTGCGCACTGTTACCGCAGCCGAACTGCGGGAGATTACCGTTACCTCTATGCCTGCTTATCCTGAGTCTGGCGTGGAAATCGCGCACCGTTCGCTTTTCTCCCAACATCCTGAACTGCGCCGCGCTGGCGATAACCGTCGCCGCTGGGCTGAATTAGCGGGGCTCTGATATGTGGAATATCTGGCCGTTTGGCCGTAAGTCTGAACCCTCTGAGCAGCGCAGCATGACCATTGATGAATTTCTGGCGATGGCAGGGAT